GCCCCAAGCCGCCCCGATCCGCCCCAAGCCTCCACAAGCCTCGCCAAGTCGCTATGAGCCGCGCGTTGCTTGGCGATCCGCTCGCTTCTCCAGCCAAGGCTGCGCAAAAAATCGCGATGCCGCTTGGGCTGACCCGGGTTTTACAGGGACCCCCCTCGTCGCCCGAGGTTCCGACTTCCCTCCAGCCCCCGTGCGCGCCTCCGGCAAACAAAAGCCCGCTTTTGTCAAAAATCGAGACGCATGTTATCGCGTTTCTTAGCTTTTTGGCGAGGGACCCCGCCCCCGCTATCAAAGCATTAGCCGGGGTAAAATAGCCCGTAGCCCGCTTGGGACCCCCTTCGCGCCCACCAGAAAACACGTGGAAAATCAAAGGCTTAAAAGATTACAAAGATTTAACTTGACACGGTTATCGCGCTTCCTCTACAGAAAACAAACAGGTAGCCGGTTGCAAATCTTGCCGTGTTGCCCAACCCGTTCTTCGCCGCTCCGTTCTCTACCTTTCAGCGCGCCTTTCAGGCGCTTGGCAGTCGTTCACTTCGCGGCGAAGTAAGGGTGTAGCAAACAGAACAAGAGTTTCCTAGTGACCGTAATACGCTGATTACTCGTATGACGGGTCGAAAATCCCCCGTAAGGGGATAAGATTTTCGATCCCGTCAAGGTTGTTCATGATGCTTACAGAACACTATATTGCTCTTGCCCGTTTTGTTCACCCAGTTCGCGAATATCCCTTTCTGCCTCTGTAGATGGATCTCAAGTGCTCTCTATGGCATACTCTGCCCATAATCGTTCCGTAACTGGAACAGTTGTTTTACCCCTTGCGCCATGCTTGCAATCTGGTTATTTTGGGTATCGCCATGGGCAATCTTGTTTCTCAAGCGCAGCAACTAATCCGGCTGACGGAAACCTCTCGCGCGATAGACGCCCCCCGCGCCGCGCTGGCTGGGCGTTTTCGCTTGGATGGGCCGGACGGCATCTGGAAGCACTTGGGGTGGGAGCCGCTTCCGCATCAACGCGCGGCGCTTGAGCACCCGGCGCGCTTTCGGGTGGATGTGTGGCATCGGCGAGCGGGCAAGAGCCGATATAGCCTGCTCAAGTTGATTGATCGCGCCTACTGGAACCCGTTGCCTCGGCCCAGGTATGCTTATCTGGCTCCGACTTACGCGCAGGTGTCGGACATCATCTGGTCGGAACTCCGCGCTATCGCCGATGAGATTCCCGGTGCCGAGGTGCTGGTTGGCAATCTTGCGGTGTTCATTCCGACCTTCAAGGGCGAGATGGCGCGCATTCGGCTTTACGGTGTCGACTCGCCCAAGCAGCGGCTGCGCGGGTCTTACCTTGACGGGGTGGTGCTGGACGAATGGCAGGACTCCCCCGAGTCGGTTTGGACCGAGCAGGTCCGGCCGATGCTGGCTGACAAGAGCCGCGCTGGGACTGACCAGTGGGGCCGGGTGAACCAGTGGGCGAACTTCATCGGCACGCCGAAAGGCAAGAACCACCTTTACACCATGTTCACCCGCGCGGAGCGGTGGGAGGCGGGGGAGAGCGTCATTATCCGTGATGATTCCGGCCGGGTGACTGAGGTCAAGGCGTCCGGGTGGGCGGCAACGAAGCTGAGCGCCTTGGCGACCGGCATGATTTCCGATGAAGAGCTGGCGCAGATTCGCGCCGAAGTGGGGCCGGAGGCTTTTTCGCAGGAGTTCCTTTGCGACTTCGAATCCGGCGCGCCGGGGGCCATCCTGCGAACGGAACTGGAAGAGCTGCGAGACAGCGGCCGAATCGGCGATTTCCCGGTGAATCCTTACCTGCCGGTGATGACGGCCTGGGACCTCGGGTGGAACGACGCGAGCGTCGTGTGGTTCTTCCAGCTTTCCCAAGGGCGTCCTGTGTTTGTCGATTACCTGATTGCCACCAATGCCAACATCCCGACGCTGGTGCAGCTGGTGCGCGAAAAGGGCTACCGGCTTGGTAAAAACTTCTTCCCGTGGGATGTGGCTGTCCATGATCTTTCCGGCGACGGGAAGTCGCGGGCTGATATTTTCCGCCGCCACGGCATCACGCCGTCGGCAGTGAAGCGCACGAGCTTGCCGGACGGGATTGCCGCTTTGCGGCGGCTTATTCAGAAGTCGTGCTTTGATCGCGCGCGCTGCGGCGATGGCTTGGATTTGCTGTGGCAGTATCGGCGCGAAAAGGATGTGAAGACTGGCTTGCTCAAGGCTGAGCCGGTTGAAAACTTGGCTATTCATGTTGCGGATGCTTTGCGCACGGCGGCGCTTGGTATTCCGAAGTGGTCCTTTGCTGGCACAACGGTTCAAGGTTTTACCGCCGGTGGCGGTCGCCCGGAAGCGGCGGAAGTTTTTGCTTGACTTGTTCGCTCCCGGAGGGCAACTTTTGGCAAACTTGTTTTGATTTGAGGGTCGGCTACCATGACGCTTTCGGTCAGCAATGAAATGCTTGCCTCGTTTCCGGCCGAGGATGTCGAGGCGATTCAGCGTTCGTCCGTTGCGGCCGCGCGGGCGGAGGATGCCGCGCAGCGGGCGGAGGGGCTGGGCGAGCGCGACCTGTTCATTTCTGGTTTTGGGGTTGTCGGGGCGCAGGAGCTGGCCGAGGCGCTGCGGATGCGGGCGCAGCGGCTGCGCAATCTGGTTGAGGCTAGGGTCGCCCGGCTGGTAAAGGAGAACAAGGCCGCGACCAAGGCGGCGACCGATGCGGTTGCGGCGGTCGACGCGACCGAGCGTGTTGCGGAGGAGGAGGCCCCAACCGATGACGACGTCAAGCCAGCCCGGAGCCGCGCGTAGAAGCCGCGCTCGGTTTGAGGAGGTTATCACGCGCGTCCTTCGGCACGAGGACGCGCAGTTTGATCCGCAGGCCCCTAACGGGGGCGGGCGGCTTGTAAGCCACCCGGAAGACCCCGGCGGTTGGACGCGCCTGGGTGTGACGCTGGCGACCCTTCGTCGTCATCGGAATGACTCGGCGCTTGATCCGTCTGAGCTTGAAAAGCTCACGCTGGCTGAGATTTACGATATTTACTATTTGCATTTCTGGCTTCCGGTGCGGGCGGATGAGTTGCCGCGCGGGCTGGATTATGCGGTGTTTGACTGCGCGGTCAACAGTGGCCCGAGGCGGGCCGCTTTGCTTTTGCAGGGTGCGCTTGGCGAGGCCGCTGGGCGGGTTGATGGGGTGATCGGCCCGCGCACCGTTGCGGCGGCTAAGGCGGCGGATGTTCGGGAGTTGATTCTTGAGTTTTCGCTTCGGCGGCTGGCGTTCCTTGCTCGGCTGCCGAATGCCGCTGCGTTTGGGCGCGGGTGGCGCAGGCGGGTTGAGGAAGTCGAGCGCATGGCCCTGGCGGACGCTGAGAAGCCGTCGGAGCCGCTGACTGTGGCTGAGACGCTTCAGACCAACACGGTTCGCACTGGCGGCACGGTTGCGGCTATGGTTGCGGCGGTCATGGCGACGATTGAGCAGGTTCGGCCGCTGGTTTCGGCGCTGGATGGGTTTCCGCTGTGGGCTTCGGCTACGATTGTGGCCGTGGCGGCGGTTTCCGTTTTGTTTTTCACTCGAAGGAGGAAGGTGCCATGATTCCTTCCGCAATGTGGATGCTGGTCATTGCTTTTTTCTCGCCCGCGACGGGGCAGGCGGCCGATTATCAGATCGGCCTGTTCTTTTCTCGCCCAGGCTGCGAGTATGCGGCCGAAGCGATTGCGGCGCGCGCGGCCACGGAAGGCTATGTTCCGCTCGGGTTTTCCTGCACTGAGTTGCAGCGCTCGTGAGCGTGGTTGGGGCTGTGGGGGGCGGTTGCAGTTATGGGAGTGACGCTTGAATCCATCCGACGATTCGCCGCAGCGGCGGCGGCTGTCGTTGCTGCGGCCTTTGTCGCCTTGTGGACCCGTGCGGCCTACCGGGCCGGTCGGGCAGCTGAGGTGGCTAGCCGCGCGGAAGATGCGGCTGCCGCCCGCGCGCGAGCGCAGGAAGCCGCCCGAGATTACGACCGTGGTGAAGGCGCGGCGGCTCGACTGCGACGGGGGGAGTTCTGATCATGCGGCGGCTCCCAGCGGTTTTGCTGCTGACGGGAATGCTGACGGCTTGTTCAGTTCCTGCGGCGGATTGGGGGCCGCGTCGGCCTTGCCCGGTGGTTCTGCGCGAATACCCGGCAACCGAGCAAAAGCGGGTGGCTGATTTGCTTGAGGAGCGGGCGGTTCCTGACCCGCTGCCGCGTTGGCTTGATGACTACGGTAGACTTCGTGCGGAAGTCCGAGCGGCTTGCGGCCTGGGTGGGTGAGCGATGCACCGTGACGAAGAAAAGGCTACGTTTTCCTTCCTGCCTTCGGCGTTTTCGCTCGACACGCCGGATTCCCCGGATTGGGTTCCGCTGGCGGAGCGCAGCCCGATGGCTCGAGCTAGGTGGTTTGCGTTCTATGGCCCCGGGAAAACGCGGCCTGGGCGGCCTGAGCGAGCTTTGACCCGGCCGGACGAAAATCCGGCTGTTGCTTCTCCAATGCTTTACATGCTACTTGAGCAGCAAGAACGAGACAAAGAAAACGAAACTTTTAAATCATCCTTAAAAGTTCAAGGAGCGTAAAAATGGGCAAGTCTATGCGGCGTATAATGGGCATGCCTTCACCTGCAAAGCAGGCTGCCATGCAGCAGCAGGCCATTGATAGGCAGATTGAAGCGCAGCGCGAGATGCAGGCCGAGGCGGAACAGCGAGCGGAGGAGCGTTTGCGGAAGGAAGAAGCTGAAAGGACGGCGAAAGCGGCGGCTGAACTGCGGTCTCGCATGTCGGTCGCTCAAGGGCGCAGGGCTTCAAGGTTTGCCTCCAATGCGCGCGCTGTTCTTAATCAGATGGGCGTTTTGGGCTGAAGTTGATGGCTGAAATCACTTCTTTCCGGCAGGCCGCAGATCACGTTTTGCGGCGTATTGCACGCGCTGAACAGCAGCGTGTTGAGCGGGAGTCGCTTTGGCGCTCCCTTCAGCACTATGTTCGCCCTACGTCTCTTGCGTTTCGTGAGACGCAGGGTTCGGCTGATGCGCGGGAGCGCCGCATTCTGGAAAGCACGGCTGCGCGCAGCCTGGAACTTTTCGCTTCGTTTTTGATGAGTTCAGTTCTTGTGGCTGGAACGGCCGGTGCCGCCTCTTTCCGGTTCGTTGGTGTCGGTCCTGATGGAAAAGAAGTCGCAAGCGCCACCGCAAAAGAGTGGCTTGAAGAAGCGGTAAGGGAAGTCAGAAATGTTCTTTTCAGCGGCGCTTATTCAGCTTCTGGTTGCTTGCATAACGTGTGTCTCGATTTGGGGCTTTATGGGTCTTCGTGCTTTGCAGCCTGGGAAGGCCCGGACCCGCTTTTGCGGCCGGTGATTTTCAAGCGCTACCCGGTTTGGCGTGTCTGCGGGGAGCTTGGTGAAGGCGAGCGTCCATCGTTCATCAGTGTCCAGGAAGAGCTGACGGTTCAGCAGGCAACTGCTAGGTGGCCAGATGCCGCAATGAATGGCATGTTTTCTGATCGCGACGGGCATGCAGTAAAAGTTAGATTTGTTTGCATTTCACGAGAAGACGGCGACTTTGAGACTTTTGTCCCGCCGAATATTGTTGCGGCTAATGCTGCTTGGGCCGGTGTTTGGTATCTGGAAGAAAACAAGTATATTCTTGATGCACGGGGTTATTCCGAGCAGCCGATTTTCTTGCCTGCTTGGTATATTGTTGATGATACTGTTTGGGGCCGGTCGCCAGCAATGACGGCTCTTGGTGATGTCATCAGTGCCAATGTGCTGATGGAAATGATCATCAAGGGGACAGAGAAGTTGGTTGAGCCGCCTTGGCTGGTTCGGGACGGTGCGTTGCTTTCGCCGCTGCGGGCTTATCCGAACGGCATCACTTATACTGATGGTGAGCAGGGTTTGCAGCCGCTGCTTCCGCCTGGGGCGTCCCGGATTGAGATGGGCGTTGAGATGCTGCGGGACCGGGCGGCGCAGATCGAGCGTGCGTTTTTTGTGCATTTGTTCCAGGATGCGCCGAATCCGCTTGGGTCTCGGCAGCCCCGCACGGCGACTGAGGTGGCCATTCAGCAGGATGAGCGCAACCGTGCCGTGACGCCGATGGTCATGCGGTTGCAGGCCACGATGATCGAGCCGCTTTTGTGGCGCGTTCTTGGTCTTTTGGTGCGTTCTGGCAGGCTGCCAGCCCCGCCTTTGCCCACGGGGGCTAGGCTCGCGGTTCGGCACCAAAGCCCGGTTGTAGCGTCGCAGGCGCAGGTTGACGGCCTTGCGATTGCGCGATATATGGAAAGCTTGGTTTCGATGGCGCAGGTTAACCCTGAGGTTCTGGATTTCGTCAACATGGATGCCGCTGCAAAGTTGCTGCACACAGCTTCTGGCGCTCCCGCTGCTGTGCTGCGGCAGGATAGCGAGGTCAAGCGTCTGCGTTCGCAGCGAGCGGAGCAGAATGCGGCGATGCAGCAAATGCAGGTTGCGAATGAAGGCGGCAAGACTCTTGCTGCGCTTATTTCCGCGCAGGCCAAGAGCGGCAGTCGCGGCGGGATTATGTGACACGTGGTTATTGACAAGACGCCTTCTATGGAAGAAGTCCGGGCGGCATATCAGGCTTTTGTTAGGTCGCCGGAGTGCATCATTTTGATGCGCTATTGGCAGATGAGGTTTGGCTACATGACACGTTCTGTGTTTGTGCCGAATAACGATAGCGCGACTTTTGTGAACATCGGTAGACAAAGTGCTTACCAGATGATTGCGAATGACGTGGCCGCCGCTTTGAGCGGCTGGGAAGAACGAAACAGCTCTTTTGCAGAGGATGGGAGCAAAAATCATGAGTGAGACCGAGATTGCTAACACTGGCGGCTCTGTTGACCAGGGGTCTTCTGTTGCATCGGCGGCCCCTTCGGCTCAGGTTGCTTCCGGTGTGCCCACGGCGGCTGAGTGGTGGCAGGCGCTGCCTGAGACGCTGCGCACCGATCCAAACATCGCTAAGTTCCGCGACGGGCGGCTTGAGGACTTTGCCGAGGCTTACCGGAATGCGGTGAAGCTAATCGGCGCTTCGCCTGATCAAGTGATCAAGGTTGGGGCAGAAGATCGGATGGCGGCGCTTCGGAAGCTGGGGGCACCGGAGAAGCCGGACGCATACCAGTTCACCCCGCCCGAGGGGGTGCCCGAGGAACTCGCTCTCGGGGGCGCGCTTGACTGGTATCGCGAAGTCGCAGCTAAGGCCGGGCTTCTCCCCGAACAAGCGCAGGCCGTCTATGAGGCTTATGTCCGTAAGACAGCGGAGATGCGCGAGGCGTTCGCGGAAAACGTTCGGCAGGCTGAGGCTTCGCTTCGGCTCGAATGGGGGCCGCAGTATGACGGCAATATTGCCGCAGCGAAAAAGGCGGTGGCGGCGCTTGGGCTGGAAGAAGCTGTTGCTGAAGCCGGTCTTGGGGCAAACCCGGCTTTCGTCAAGGCCATGGTCGCGGTGGCGAAGGCTATGTATCCAGCCGAAACCGGCCCGACCGGCGGGCAGGGACCCGCGCTTCCCGCCGACCCGGCGGAGGCCAGGGCCGAAGCCAAGCGTCTTATGGAACAAGCGTTCCAGGCTCATCGGGCTGGGCGGCGGGAGGAGTCGGCGGCGCTTCAGCGTCGGGCGGCGGAACTATTCAAGCGCGCCGTTGGCGAGTGATATACAGAAAAAAAGCGTTGACTACTTTTTGCGGCAGGGGTAGATACATTCTGCCGCAAAAGGTTAGGGCTAGTTCTGCGCCCGCCATCGGCTCTGGGCTACCCGGCTGATTTCGTGTTTTGCAGCCGGATGCGACCGGCAGGGGTGGATACCGTAGCAACTGCGATACCTGCGGGCGGCGCGGGTTGAACATGTTGCTTGTGAGGTTTAAAGATGTCGCAGACGATTGAACGGAGTTTCGTTCAGCAGTTCGGCACCACGGTGCTGATGCTGGCCGAACAGCAGATGAGCCGTCTTCGAAGCGCTGTGCGTTCTGAGACGGTTCGCGGCGAGGCTTGGACTGTTGAGCGTCTTGCGGGCGCTCCTTACCAGGAGATCACTAACCGTTTCGCGGCCATGCCGCTGAACGAAATCGAGCACACCCGCCGGTGGGGCTACATCAAGGCTTACGATTCGGTGGCGCTGCTTGATTCTTATGACAAGGTTCGCAACCTTGTTTCGTTTGAGTCTCCTTATACTCGGCGTCTAGCTTCTACCATCGGGCGCGCGATTGATACTACGATCATCAATGCGCTTGATGCGCCGGTCCAGGAAGGCAAGACTGGTTCTACGACCGTTGCTTTTCCGACTGCGCAGCGTATCTTCTGCGTGAACACGTCCAGCAACCCCGTTCCGCTGGACATGTATAACCTGTTGCGGGCTAAGGAAAAGCTTCTTGCGACTGAAGCGCAGGAAAACGCCGATGACCCTGTGGTTGTGCTGTTGAATGCCAATGCTTGGCGTTCTCTGCTTGAAGACAACCGGATCACCAGCGCCGACTACAATACTCTGCGCGCGCTTGAAACCGGCAGTGTTCAGAACCTGATGGGCATGACGTTCATCCGGACTGAGCTTCTGCCGGACATCACGGATGCTGGTTACGACTCTGGCACTGCGGCCAATCGGGTCTTCATGTTCCGAAATGATGCTATTGAGTTCGGCGTTGCGCAGGAGCCGAGCGTGGATATCAGCCGCCGCAACGATCTTCGCACTATTCCATGGCAGGCTTACATCATGGGGGCTTGGGGCGCGGTCCGGACGGAGGATGTCCGCGTGGTCCGGATTCACGCTAAGAAGCTTGCCTGAGCCTGAGAAGGAGACGTAAAAATGGCTACTTTGTTCAGTGATGCCTTCCCGGATCAGGTGAACGCTCCGGGGCTTGTGTCCTACCGGGAGAGCGGCGGCACGGTGAAGGTCGCTACCTTCGGCTACACCGTGCCAACCGGTGGCGTGCCTGTGACCACCGCGAGCCGTCTCAACCTCTTCCTCATGCCCTTCAGAGCACGGATTGTGCGGGGCTTGATTCAGGTTGTGACGGCTTTCGGCACCGGAACGGCTTGCGACCTTGTGGCGATTGATGCGGCCACGGATACCACGCTGTGGGGTTCGGGTGGTGTCAACCTCGCCACGGCGGGCCTGTATGATGTGGATCGTGTCGCTCGCGGAGCGTTCTACACGTCTCCGCCTGACATCCCGGCAAGCATCCGGGCGAACGGCGGTGTCCGCATCGCTCTTGCCCCGGCGGCCTCCGGCACGTTCACCGCTGGCGGGCAGGTCCGTGGCTTCTTCCTCTACGTGTAACCAAGGGGAGGGATGGGTAACTAGAGGCGCGGGGGTTGGGGACAGCCCCCGCGCTTTCTGACTGAAGAAGGCGTTAGGTCATGGCAACGCTGCTTGACATCTACAACACCGCACTTTTCCGTGTGAAAGAGCAGCCTCTCATTTCTGATACATCGCCTGGGCGAACTGCCGACGCTGTAAGGCAGTCTTACAGAGTAACTCGACCCGCCCTTTTGCGGCGGTATCGATGGCAGTTTGCTATGGCTCGTGTAGAACTATCTCCGCTGGCGTCGCCCCCGCCGCCCGGTTGGAAATACCATTTTCAGTTACCGGCGGATTTTCTTACGGTTGTTGGTGTCGCTTCCGACAAAGGAAACGGCAAGTTCGTGTTTTCTGAAGAGCCCGATATTTATCGTGTGATGGGCAACAGGATTGTCTCGGATAACGAAACGATCGCCCTGACTTACATCAAGGACACGACTGCTGTTGCGGAGTTTGACCCGTTGTTTACGGACGCGCTGTGCTGGGCCATGGCGCAAGACCTTGCTCTTGCCCTGGCGGCGGACAGGGAGCTAGCGGCCATGTGTTCCGATATGTTCAGCATGGCTTTGAAGGCCGCTCGCCGCGCCGGGAGTCTTGAGCAGCCTTCCGAGGCCGTGCTATTCAACTCGCGAGTTTTGAACGCGCGGGAGTCGTATGGCGGCTGGAACCCGCGCTTTCCGGAGGCTCTGCCATAATGCCACGCACTTGGCTTGCTAGGACTGGGTGGCCCGGCGGCGAGTGGTCGCCCAGGTTGATCGGCAGGTTCGATCTGGACCAGCATAGCCGCGCGCTACAAGTTTTGGAAAATGCCATTCCGTTGCCGCAGGGCACCGTTATTCGGAGGCCGCCTTCGCGTTGGCATGCTGATCTCCCCGCTTCAACCAGCGCGCGAGTTATTCCTTTCGTTGTCGATACTGAAACCGTTTATGTCGTCGTAATCAGGTCAGATGGCGCAAGAATCTTTAATATGCAGGATGGCACTGAAACTTTTTGGGCTTATTCTTACACTAACATCGATAAGATTGCTTATGCCCAAACCGGTGATGTTTTGTATCTGGTAAATCCAGACTGGCCTCCTGTGAAACTCACGAGGACGAATGTCAATACGTTTACGACTTCTCCTGTTGCTTTCTTGAACGGCCGGGCTCCGCTTGCACCGCTTAATCTTGATGCTTCGAAAACGGTGACGAGTATAGCGGGCACTTGGCCCACGTTGACAATAGACATGAGTGCCGCAACGTTTATCGCTGCTGATGTTGGGCGTGCTTTTTTTGTTCGTGATTTGGTAAACAAGAGGGCGATTTATACCACAATCACTGCTGTCAACTCGCCGACCCAGATTGTTGTATCTGGTCAGTTTCAGATCGGCGGTCCTTCGTTGCCCGCGACCCCGCAAGCAGACTGGGCACTGGGGCTTTTTTCAGCGACGCAGGGTTGTGGGGCTATTTGTTTTCACGAATCTCGGCTTTGGTATGGAGGGTTTGCTGAAGAGCCAGATTTGATTGTTTCTTCTGTTTCAAACAGTTTTGACAACTTTGAGACTATTAGCCCAGACCCTACAGCGTCAGCAGCAAGCAACGCTGACAAAAGTATTGCTCGCCGCGTTGATGGGTCTCCTGTTCGTTGGATTTTGTCTTCAGCGGGAGGCCTTCTTGTCGGGGGAGACAGCGCTGAAAACATCATTGTTCCTGGCGTAACAGGTATTCTCACGCCGACAGAATCGGCAGTGCGCGCTATCACCGAGCGCGGTAGTGATCCTATTCAGCCAGAAAATATTGACCGCAGTGTGTTTTTTATTGAACGTGGCGGCTACAGGATTCGCCAAGTTCGGTTTACAAACGACCAGGATTTCGAAACAATCGACGCCACTATTCTTGCTCCTCATATGGGCGTCCAAGGTTTTAAGCGTCTTGCTTACCAGCAAAGCCCTTATTCTGTTCTGTGGGCGCTGGATAGAACGGGAGCTTTGTTTGGATGGACTGTCGAGGGCCAGCAGGAAGTCATGGGAGCGCACCGCCACCGGCTGGGCGGTTCTTATCTTGGGGAACACCCAAAGATTTTGGATATTGCTACTGTTCCTGTGAAGCGAACTGATGGCTCTTTCACGGATGCTCTTTTTCTAGTAGTTAGCCGTTATATCAATGGCAATCTCACTACTTATCTTGAGCGCATTCAAGATGAGCAGATGACAGAGGATCATACTGAAGATACGCCGATTTATCAGGCGCTCTACGCGGTCGAGACTATTCCCTATATTGACGCTTGGAGACGTGTTGACCCAGACTTTATTATCGAAGACGCTTATGTTTCTAGCGGCGTTCTTGAGTTCAAGTATACTACTACGTCTCCTGTCCCGGCCGATGGCGACAAGATTGAGTTTCGTGGCCTCCGCTGGCGAAAGGATAACAAGATTATAAACATTGGCGCAGGAGACCGCGAGGTGTTTGTGGTCAAGAATCTGAATATGGCCGCGCGCACATTTAGGATTGCTTTTGAAGCGACGCCTACTGTTGATGTGACGCCTGCTGATCTTAATCTTCCGGTTTCTGGGGTGGTTTTACAGGCTTTTCCTAACCGGCTTCGCCCTCTGGCTTTCAAGCGGCGCGCTGGCCCGTATATTTACGCAGTGACGCAAGATGGCGACAATCTCAAGTTGGTGGCGAACGGCGTCATTAAGGCGTCTCTCGGGTCTGGGGAATCTTCTGGTCTTTTGTATGCCGGGTTCCCTTACAGGACAAAGATTCGGACGATGCCGCTGCATCTTAGTAGCGGGCTTGTGCCTTCGGATGCGGGGGAGCCGGTTGTGCCGACTCGCGCCACATTGCGGTTGCGAGCGGCTGTCGCTGGCGAGATTTCCGTCAGCAGCGGCGTAGACAAGCAGGATGTTGTGATCGCCGATACGCAAAACATCATGGACGCGCCGCCGTCGCCTGCGTATAAAGATATAACCGTCACGGTTGGCGGAAACTGGGACGGAGACGGCTCCATTCTGGTCGAGACGGAATCGCCGTATCCGATGGAGGTTGTGGGACTCTATGTCAATCTCAAGACAAACCCGCGTTGAGCTGGTTCCTGCCGAGCCTGTTGATTTTGTTGATATCGAAGTTAGGCCAGAAGAAACAGCTGATTGGCTGGGTATGCTGGAACGGCCCGAGTTTCTTGAGTTGCTTCCAAAACTCAAGCCTGTCGCTTTTCGGCGGAGAGACAATGGTAGACCAGCTGCCATTGTGGGATTGGGGCTGATTCAGACTGCAATGCCTGGGCTTGCTTTGCCTTGGGTATGGGCGGCTTTTGATCGCGCGACGGTTCGGGAATGGGGGGAGCTGCGGTATGCTTTAGAACTACGGGCAAACAAACCGGCGATCAAGAAATGGCTTGATAGCAACGCAAACGGGTTCTATACTTCCCCGCAAGTTTTAGTCAAGAGTAATAAACAGTTTACAAAAGTTTTATCTATGCTTGGTTTCCGGGACAGAGGCTACGGGTTGTGGCAGTGGGCTTGTGATTAGTTCACTAAGGAGCGTCCGGTTATGTCTTTTATCGGTGAAGCTATAGTTGCTGTTGGAGCGGCGATTGCCTCTGTTTTTTCTTCTTCGGCTGGTGCCGCAGGCACAGCTACAGCAGGCACGGCCGCAGCAAGTGCCGCTTCCGCCGGGGCGGCTACAGCGGGCACTTCTTCATCTCTTTTCGGTCTTGGGACCGGTTTCTGGACGGCTCTTGGTGCTGGCTTCACTGTTCTTTCTACTATCAGTAGTATTGCGTCTAACAACCAGATGGCTAACTTTTCTCTTGTCGACACCGGTATCCAGCGAGAAGCCACGCAGATTGATTACGCTCGTCGTCTAAGTGACATCCGCCGCGAGACAGACCGAGAAACAGCAAGGAGAACTTCTCTTTTGTCTGTGACCGGAGGCTTGGTTGATGGCGCGGATATGGTGCTTGAAGGACTTCTTGAAGGCGCTCGTGCTGAGTCACGTCTCGCAACTGATCTAGGCTTTGAAATGGGCGCTCTTTCAACCAGAGCCTCTAATATTCGCGCGGGCAACAGACGTAGTAACATCGGCGCGCTTCTGGAAGGCGGCGCTCGCCTGACAAGCTTGTTCACCCGGCAGTCGGGAAGCTAGCTGATGCCTAGGCCAATCAGGGATATCCAGCCGAATGTTTCGTATACTGGCGATGCCAGCCGGGCTTATGGTCGCATCGACAAAGGCGCTGATTGGCTCGCCAGAGGAAACACAGTTATCAAAAGGGGGATGGATTCTCTGGCTGATTTGGCCGCGCAGAGGCTACAGCAGGTTCGCGCTTTGGAAGATGAAGTAGCGCTACAGCGGGCCGATTCTGACTTTCGGCTTCGTCTTGGTGAGGCTATTCGCAGACTAGACCCAGCCGCTGACGATTATCAGCAGCAAGTGGCGGAAACTTTCAACAGCGTTTTGGAAGCGGCTCGCCAAGACACTTCTTTTCCCGGAAACCGCGTAGCCGAGCGTTTTGCCGCGCGGGTGGAGGCTATTCGAACCGCCACGCTTTTGCAGGCGGCGGATAATCGAGAAAAAGCGATTGTCGCGCTTGCGCGGCAGTCGGCCCAAGAAGAGATCAATCGCGCGGCGGCTGCGGTTGCTTCTGGCGCGGATTACAACGCTGTCACTGCTGCTTCTTTGGAGCGCCTTTCTGGCCTTTTGTCACGAATGGATACGCTTGATCGCCAACAGATCGAGCGAAATCTCCGCGAAAGCGTCGGAACATCTTATGCAAGGGCTCTGATTGGGCGGCGTGATTTCCGCGCGGCTGAAGCTGCTCTCCGCGAACTTGGTGGGCAAGGTGTGCTGACGCCGACGGCTGTGAATGCTCTTCGGGCCGGTTTGGAGCAAGAGCGCCGACAAGCGGCTGGTGAAGCGAGGGCGGAGGCCGCAGCGCGTTTTCAGATGGCTGCTGTGACCATCAACATGTTTTCTGATGAAGCGCAGCAGATGACGCCAGAGGAAGCGAGAGGCCGAGCGGCGCAAATGCAGCCGCAGATTGATGCGGCGATTGCGGCTGTGGGTGGGGCTAACAGCCCGCGAGGAATGATGCTGGCTCGCTCTTGGGAGCGCGCCGTTGCGAGAGCTAGCAATCGGTATGTTCTAGAGTTCAATAACATTGCCTCTCGTCTCGAAATGGGCGAGGAGCTTACGCCGAGGGACCAGAGGCGCTTTGTGGAAATACAGGGTATCCGCGCATTCAATGCGGCGGAGGTGCCGCCAGATACCCCGCCCGAGCAGGCGCGCAGTTTGCGCGAAGCGGCGGCCGAGGAGGCAAGACAGAGGGCTGTTTTGTATCTAGCCGCCCGCCAAAATAGGCAGGCAGTGCAGATTTTGGCGGATGAGGCCGCGCAGGCAAACTCGCCTGAACAGGTGGCTAAGCTTGTTGATGCTATTAGGGTTATTGTTCAAAGCAACCCAGGCGTAGGGGAAGCCAATCCCACTGTCCGCGCGATGTTTGCGGCAAACCCTGCGCTGGAATCCGCTTATAGAGTGGCTCAATCTCGCGGCGTTCCTTTAACAGGCGCTAACGTTGCTGGTATTTATTCTGGTCTGCCCAGGATTGAAGCAGATATGGCAGAAAGGATTGAGCGTGCTTTTGACGCCAAATATCCCATTACAGGCTCTAAAGCAGAAGACACCAGAAGCGCGATTAACCGCGCTTTGACGAGTGCGGGCATCAGCAACCCAGATGATTATGCTCGGGCGAGCGTGCTAAACAGGGCAAGGGATATCGCTAAGCGAGCGGGCGTTTCGCCGGAAGTTGCCTTGAGGCAGGCGGCGGAAGGCTACGCGCGCTCGACTGTTCCGCAGGTTATGTTTTCTTCGTCGGAGCAAATAAACCGGCCACCGCGTGTCCCCGCCGAGCAGTCACCTATTACATACGTCCCGCCTAACTATAGAGAAAGGTTTGGGGGCGATATTATTTCAGGCGCGGCCCGCGATGCTTTGGAGAATGCCGGGCGTAGCGCTTTGCGTTCGAGAGGACTTCCTGATAATACGCCGTTTGCTGTTATGCCGAGGGTCCATCAACAGGGCGGCCGTCCTATGATGAGCCTCTTTGTTAAGCTAGAGACCGGGGACACTATAAATATTATTGATTCTGCAACTGGTCTTATACGCATGTTTGATTTGAGCGACGAAAGCACATGGCGAGATTTCTTCGGGCTTACTGAAGAACGAAGGAGTGAACTTGAGCGACGCTATCGTGAGCGCAGACCCAGGCGCAGTAATGCTTTGAGGCGCACTCCTATATATGGGCCGGA